ATGTTGCTGATGGAAGAGAGCGCGGTGGCGGCAGCCGCCTTGCCGCTGGCGGAGTTCAAGGCGCATCTGCGGCTGGGCACCGGTTTTGCGGATGATGATATTCAGGACCCCGTTCTGGAGGGATTTCTGCGTGCGGCCATGGCCGCGATCGAGGGGCGCACCGGCAAGGTGCTGATCGAACGGAATTTTTCATGGGTTCTGCATGGCTGGCAGGACGCCACGGGCCAAGCCCTGCCGGTTGCGCCGGTGGGGGCAGTCCTGAGCCTTGTGCTGCGCGACCGGCGCGATGAGGTGGAGGTGATCGATCCGGCCCTTTACCGGCTGGAGCGTGACGCGCATCGTCCGGTGCTGCGGCCGGCGGGGACGCTTTTGCCGATGGTGCCGACGGGCGGGGTGGCCGAGATCGTGTTTCGCGCGGGCTATGGCGTGGGCTGGGGCGACCTGCCGTCCGATCTGGGGCAGGCGGTCTTGATGCTGGCCGCGCATTTCTACGAGCACCGCGCCGAGACCGCATTGCGCGAGGGCTGCATGCCGTTTGGCGTGGCAAGCCTGATCGAGCGCTATCGCAAGGTGCGCCTGCTCGGGGGGGGCGCGCGATGAGAGGGGCGGTGACGCTGTCGCGCCCGCTGGTGCTCGAGGCCCCGGCGCGGGTGGGCGATGGCGCGGGCGGCTTCACGGAGGTCTGGGAGGTGCGCGGCACGCTCTGGGCCGAGGTGGTGGCGCGCACGGGCCGCGAGGGGCCGGGCGAGGGCGCAAGCGTGGCGCGGGCGGCTTACCGGATCACGGTGCGCGCCGCGCCGCAGGGGGCGCCCTCGCGTCCGCTGGCGGGGCAGCGGCTGCGTGATGGCGCGCGGCTCTTCCTGATCGAGGCGGTGACCGAGAGCGCGGCGGGGCGGGGATACCTGACCCTCTGGGCCGAAGAGGAGGTGGTGGCATGAGCTATGGCGCAGCGGCCGCCCTTCAGGCGGCGATCTATGAGCGGCTCATTGCCGATCCGGCGCTGGGCGCGCTGGTGGGCGGCGCGATCCACGACGCGGTGCCGCAGGGCAGGGTGCCCGATCTTTACGTCACGCTTGGCCCCGAGGAGGTGCGCGAGCGCGGCGACATGACCGGCGCGGGGGCGGAGCATCGCGTGACCGTCTCGGTGGTGGCGCAGGCGGCGGGGTTTCTGACCGCCAAGCAGGCGGCGGCGGCGGTCAGCGATGCGCTCGATGGTGCGGCGCTGAGCCTCGTGCGGGGGCGGCTGGTGGCGCTTCACTTCTTGCGCGCGCGAGCGATCCGCACCGGCACGGCACAGCGGCGGCGGATTGATCTGACCTTCCGGGCGCGCGTGGACGACAGCGTTTGAGACACAGGAACGGAGACCCAAAATGGCAGTTCAGAATGGCAAGGACCTTCTCATCAAGGTCGATCTCACCGGCAGCGGCAATTTCCAGACCGTGGCGGGGCTGCGCGCAACGCGCGTCAGCTTCAACGCCGAGAGCGTGGATGTCACGAGCCTTGAATCGGCGGGGGGCTGGCGCGAATTGCTGGCGGGCGCGGGCGTGAAATCGGCGGGGCTCAGCGGCTCGGGGATCTTCCGCGATGCCGCGAGCGATGCGCGGATGCGGCAGATCTTCTTTGACGGGGAGATGCCGGATTTTCAGGTGATCATCCCCGATTTCGGCACCATCGAGGGGCCGTTTCAGGTGACCTCGATCGAGTATGGCGGCACCCATGACGGCGAGGCGACCTATGAGGTGGCGCTCGCGTCGGCGGGGCAGTTGACCTTCACGGTGCTGTGAGCGCGATGGCGAACCCCTGGGCAGGCGAGGTGGCGCTGGTGCTGGATGGCGAGGCCCGCGTGATGCGGCTCACGCTCGGGGCGCTGGCAGAGCTGGAGGCGGCGCTGGCGGCGGGATCGCTGGTCGATCTGGTTGCCCGCTTCGAGGGCGGCGCGTTTTCCACGCGCGATGTGCTGGCGGTGATCGTCGCGGGCTTGCGCGGCGGTGGCTGGCGCGGATCGGCGGCGGAGTTGCTCAGTGCCGAGATCGAAGGCGGGCCGCTGGCGGCGGCGCGCGCGGCGGCGCAGCTTCTGGCGCGGGCCTTTGCCTTGCCCGAGGGGGGCGCATGAGCGCGCGCTTTGACTGGCCCGCGCTCATGCGGGCGGGCGTGCAGGGGCTGGGGCTGCGCCCGGCGGAGTTCTGGGCGCTGACACCGGTGGAATTGCGGCTGATGCTGGGCGAGGGGCGCGCGGGGCAACCGATGGCGCGGGCGGGACTGGAGGCGCTGTTGGCGGCCTTCCCCGACGAGACAGGAGATTTGGGCGATGGATGAGATCGAGCGCACGGAGGAGCTGGAGGCGCAGATCGCGGCGCTTGATGCCGCGATGGGGCAGGCAGGGGCGATGGCGGCGACCTTTGCCGGGGAATTGGGGCGGGTGCGCGGTGGCTTTGCCGCTGCCGGTCAGGATGCGCAGAGCCTTGAGCGTGGGCTGAGCCGGGGATTGCGCGGCGCGCTGCGCGGAGCCGTGGTGGAGGGCGACAGCCTGAGCGAAAGCCTGCGGCGGTTGGCCACGACGCTGGTCAATACCGCCTTCAACGACGCGGTGCGCCCGGTCACCGATCAGGTGGGGGGGCTCGTCTCGCAGGGTGTTGGCGCGCTTCTGGGCGGGCTCTTGCCCTTCGCCAAGGGCGGCGGGTTCACCCAAGGCCGGGTCATGCCCTTTGCCAATGGCGGCGTGGTGAGCGGGCCGGTCACGTTTCCGATGCGCGGCGGGCGCACCGGGCTGATGGGCGAGGCGGGGCCGGAGGCGATCCTGCCCCTCTCGCGCGGCGCGGACGGGCGGCTCGGGGTGCGCGCGCAGGGCGGCGGCGCGGTCAGCGTGGTGATGAATGTCACGACACCCGATGTGGAGGGGTTCCGCCGCAGCCAGGGTCAGATCGCGGCGCAGCTTGGCCGCGTCATCGGGCGCGGCGCGCGCAATCGGTAAGCGGAGGGAAACATGGGATTTCACGAGATACGGTTTCCGGCCAACCTGAGCTTTGGCTCGATCGGTGGGCCTGAGCGGCTGACCGAGATCGTCACGCTGGCCAGCGGGCATGAGGAGCGCAATTCACCTTGGGCGCAGGCGCGCAGGCGCTATGACGCGGGCGTGGCGCTGCGCAGCCTTGAGGATATCGAGGCGCTCATTGCGTTTTTCGAGGCGCGGCAGGGGCAGCTTTACGGGTTCCGCTGGAAGGACTGGAGCGATTTCAAATCGAGCCGCGCCGGGGCCGCGCCCGCCTTTGACGATCAGCGCATCGGGGTGGGCGACGATGAAACGCGCGCGTTCCAACTGGTCAAGACCTATCGCTCGGGCGTGCAGGTGGCGGTGCGGCCCATCGTGAAGCCCGTGCGCGGCAGCGTGCGCATGGGGCTGGGCGATGTCGAGATGCGCGAGGGCGTGCATTACGAGGTGGACGAGACCACCGGGATCGTGACCTTTGCCGAGCCGCCCAACAGGGGCGTGCCGGTCACCGCCGGATATGAATTCGACGTGCCGGTGCGGTTCGATACCGACCGCATCCAGGTGAGCCTTGCATCGTTTCAGGCGGGCGAGGTGCCCAATGTACCGGTGGTGGAGGTCCGGCTATGAGCGGTGCCGAGGCTTTTGCCGCGCATCTGGGGCGCGGGATCACCACGGTGTGCCGCTGCTGGGCGCTGACGCGCCGCGACGGGCGGGTGATGGGGTTTACCGATCACGACCGGGTGCTGAGCTTTGACGGCATCGCCTTTCGCCCCGGCACGGGGATGAGCGCGCGCGCGGTGGAAGAGAGCACCGGGCTGGCGGTCAACAATACGGAGGCGTTTGGCGCGCTCTCGGACGAGGGCATTACCGAAGCGGAAATCGAGGCCGGGCGCTATGACGGCGCGGGGCTGCGCGCCTGGGTGGTGAACTGGCAGGACGTGGCCGAGCGGCTGGAGATTTTCGCGGGCACCCTGGGCGATATCCGCCGCGCGGGCGGTGCGTTCGAGGCGGAATTGCGCGGCCTCACGGATGCGCTCAACGTGCCCTTGGGGCGGGTCTATCAGAAGCGGTGCAGCGCCATCCTGGGGGATCGCGACTGCACATTCGATCTGGATACGCCGGGGTATGTTGCCGAGCGACCTGCCGAGGCGGTTGACGAAAACCGGGTGTTTCGCTTCGCGCAGATGGGCGGATTTGCCGAGGACTGGTTCCGCCATGGCTTGATCCGGGTGCAATCGGGGGCGGCGGCGGGCCTGTCGGGTCTGATCAAACGCGACCGTATGGAGGGGGCGGGACGGGTGATCGAGCTGTGGCATCCGTTGGGGGCCCCGGTGGCCATGGGCGACGCGCTGCGCATCGAGGCGGGCTGCGACAAGGCGATGGAGACCTGCCTGTTCAAATTCGACAACCTGCTGAATTTCCAGGGCTTCCCCGATATTCCCGGCGATGACTGGGTGATCACCGATCCGACCAAATCGCCGCGTCTTGACGGCGGGAGCCGGCGGCGATGAGGGCCGCGCGGATCGTGGCCGCCGCCCGCGGCTGGCTTGGCACGCCCTACCGGCATCAGGCGGCGTGCCGGGGGGCGGGCTGCGATTGCCTGGGGCTGGTGCGCGGTGTCTGGCGCGAGGTGATGGGGGCCGAGCCCGAGCGCCCGCCCGCCTATTCGATGGACTGGGCCGAGCCTGCGCGCGAGGAGGCGCTCTGGGCGGCGGCATTGCGGCATCTGCACCCCAGGCCGCTGGAGGAGGAGGCCCCCGGCGACGTGATCCTGTTCCGGATGCGCGAAGGGGCGGTGGCCAAGCATCTGGGCATTGCCGCCGAAACGGGTGCGCGGGTCACGTTTATTCACGCCTATTCGGGGCATGGCGTGGTCGAAAGCGCGCTGAGCCTGCCCTGGCGGCGGCGCATCGTCGGGCGCTTTGCCTTTCCTGAGGAGAGATAGACCATGGCAACGATACTTCTGTCGGCGGCGGGCGCGGCGATTGGCGGCGCGGTCGGCGGCTCGGTGCTGGGCCTTTCGTCGGTCGCGCTCGGGCGGTTTGCGGGCGCGCTGGTGGGGCGGTCCATCGACCAGCGGCTCTTGGGGCAGGGCTCGGGCGTGGTGGAGACGGGTCGCGTGAGCCGCCTGCGCCTGACGGGCGCGGGCGAGGGCGATGCGATCCCGCAGGTCTTCGGGCGGATGCGCGTTGGCGGACAAGTGATCTGGGCCACCGAGTTCCGCGAGACTGTCACCGTGACGCGCGGGCGCGGGGGCGGCAAGGGGACCCCCAAACCTGCCACGCCCGACACGCGCGAGATCAGCTATTCGGTGAGCCTGGCGCTGGCGCTTTGCGAGGGCGAGATCAGCCGTGTCGCGCGCATCTGGGCCGATGGCACCGAGATTGCGCCCGCAAGCCTCAACATGCGGGTCTATCCCGGCACGCGCGACCAGTTGCCCGATCCGGTGATCGAGGCGGTCGAGGGGGCGGGCCGCGTGCCTGCCTATCGCGGCACGGCCTATGTGGTGATCGAGGATCTGGACCTGTCGCAATTCGGCACGCGGGTGCCGCAGTTCAGTTTTGAGGTGTGCCGCCCGTCTCAGGCCGGCGACGAGGGCGCGGCGCTTGATCCGGTGCGCGCGCTGCGCGGCGTGGCGATGCTGCCTGGAACGGGGGAGTATGCGCTGGCCACGACACCGGTGATGATGGATTTCGGCTTTGGCGCGTCGGGCCCGGCCAATGTCAATTCGGTGCAGGAACGGCCCGATTTCGTCGTGGCATTGGAGGCGCTGCGCGAGGAGTTGCCGCAGGTGCGCGCCACCTCGCTCATCGTGAGCTGGTTCGGCGACGATCTGCGCTGCGGGAACTGTCAAATCCGGCCTCGGGTGGAGAAAAAGACGTTTGACGCGCGCAACATGCCTTGGACGGTGTCAAGCCTGACGCGCGCGGGCGCGGGCGAGGTGCCGAAGGACGCCGAGGGGCGCGAAGTCTATGGCGGCACGCCCGCCGATCAGGCGGTGGTGGAGGCGATCCTGTCGCTGAAAGCCGCCGGCCAGGACGTGCTTTATTATCCGTTCATCCTGATGGAGCAGATGGCGGGCAATGGCCTGCCCGATCCATGGAGCGCGGCACCCGATCAGCCGGTGCTGCCCTGGCGGGGGCGCATCACCACCTCGAAGGCACCGGGACAGCCCGGTTCGCCCGATGGCACGGCAGAGGCCGAGGCCGAGGTTGCGGCCTTCTTCGGCACGGCGCGGGCGGCGGATTTCATCGTGACGCCGGTTGCGGCGGTGCCGCTGGAGGAGCCGGGGACCGGCGCGCTCGACCTCTTGAGCTTTGGCGGCGCGGTGAAGCGCAGCCCGGTGGCCTATGCCGGCCCCGAGGAATGGTCCTACCGGCGGTTCATTCTGCATCAGGCGGCGCTCTGTGCGGCGGCGGGGGGCGTGGAGAGTTTTGCCATCGGCTCGGAAATGCGCAGCCTGACGCAAGTCAGGGGGGCGGGCGACAGCTTTCCGGCGGTGGCGCAGCTCATCGCGCTGACCGCCGAGGTGCGCGAGTTGCTCGGGTCGGAGGTGAAGATCACCTATGCCGCCGACTGGACCGAATATTTCGGCTATCAGCCGGGGGGTGGCGACCGCTTCTTTCACCTCGATCCGCTCTGGGCGGACGCGAATATCGACTTCATCGGCATCGACAATTACATGCCGCTGTCGGATTGGCGCGAGGGATATGAGCATCTCGACGCGCGCGACTGGCCCTCGATTCATGATCTCGATTACCTGCAATCCAATATCGAGGGCGGCGAGGGGTTTGACTGGTTCTATCCCAGCGAGGAGGCGCGCGCGGCGCAGCGGCGCGAACCGATCACCGATGGTGAGCATGGTGAGCCATGGGTCTGGCGTTTCAAGGACCTGCGCAATTGGTGGGCCAATACCCATCACGAGCGGGTTGGGGGCGTGCGAAGTGCCGAGCCGACCGCGTGGGAGCCGCAATCGAAATCCATCCGCTTTACCGAATATGGCTGCGCGGCGGTGGACAAGGGCACCAATGAGCCCAACAAGTTCCTCGATCCCAAGTCGTCCGAATCGAGCCTGCCGCGCTTTTCCACCGGGCAGCGGGACGATCTGATCCAGATGCAGTATTTGCGCGCGGTGACGGGCTATTGGTCCGACAGCGCGCGCAACCCGGTGTCGGAAATCTACGACGCGCCGATGATCGACATGGATCACGCCTATGTCTGGGCCTGGGACGCGCGGCCGTTCCCGTGGTTTCCGGGCAATACCGGTCGGTGGTCGGATGGCGCGAACTATGCGCGCGGGCACTGGATCACCGGACGCGTGAGCGGGCGCAGGCTGGGTGAGGTGATCGGCGAGATTGGCGGGCGCGCAGGTGTTGCGGCGCTCGATCTGGCGCGGGCGGAGGGGTTTTTGCGCGGCTATCTGGTCGATCAGGTGGGCAGCGCCCGCGCCGCGTTGCAACCCGTGCTGATGGCGTATGGTGTGGATGCGGTGGAGCGGGGCGGCGTGCTGGCGTTTCGGCGCCGCGACGGGCGCGCCGATCATCTGGTCGATCTCGACCGGGTGGTGCGCGATGCGGAACTGGGCGGCGCGCTGGAAGAGACGCGCGGCTCTGACCTGGAACTGGCGGGGCGGGTGCGGCTGCGCTTCGTCGAGGCGGATGCCGATTTTGATGCGGTATCCGAGGAGGCGATCCTGCCCGACGAGGCCACGCATGCCGTGGCCACCTCGGAAATGCCGCTGGCGCTGACGCGCGCGGAGGGGCGGCAGGTGGTGGAGCGGTGGCTGTCGGAGGCGCGGCTTTCGGTCGATACGCTGCGGCTGACGCTGCCGCCCTCGAAGCTGCTCATTGGCGCGGGCGATGTGCTGCAACTGCCCCAAGGCGCGGGCGGCGGGCGCTTCCGCATCGACCGGGTGGAGCAGATGGCGGGCGCGCAGCGGGTGGAGGCCACGCGCACCGACCCCGAAAGCTTTCGCCCCATTCTGGTCGAGGACGCGCCCGCGCGGTTGCGCCCGTTCACCGCACCGGGGCCGGTCACGCCGCTTTTCCTCGATCTGCCGCTAATGAGCGGCGAGGAAGTGCCGCACGCGCCGCATCTGGCGGTGATCGCCGATCCCTGGCCGGGCACGGCGGCGCTTTATGCCTCGGACGAGGATGCGAATTACGCGCTCGATACGCTGGTCGCCGCGCAGGCGACGGTGGGGTTGACCGAGACGCCGCTGTTCCCGGCCTATCCGGGCAGGGTTGACCGGGGCGACGGTCTTTTCGTGCGGATGCGCCACGGGGGGTTGGAAAGCGTCAGCGATCTGGCCCTGCTCAACGGGGCCAATCTCTGCGCGATCGGTGACGGCACGCCGGATGGCTGGGAGCTTTTCCAGTTCCGCGATGCCGAACTGGTGGCCCCCGAGACCTGGATCCTGCGTCACCGGCTGCGCGGGCAGTTGGGCACCGAAGGGGCAGGCACTTGGCCGCCCGGTTCGATCCTCGTGCGGCTCGACGGGGTGCCGCAGCAGATCGGGCTGTCAGAGGCGCAGCGCGGGCAGGCGCGCCATTACCGCATCGGACCGGGCGGGCGTCCGGTGGACGATCCGAGTTTCGGCCATGCGGTGCTGGCCTTTGACGGGATCGGGTTGCGCCCCCTTGCGCCGGTGCATCTGCGTGTGGCGCAGGCGGCGGGCGATCTGCGGGTGTCCTGGGTGCGGCGCACGCGGATCGGCGGCGACCGCTGGGACACGCCCGATGTGCCGCTTGCTGAGGAAAGCGAGCGCTATCTGGTGCGCGTCCGGCGCGGCGCGCAGGTGCTGCGCGAGGTGGACGTTGCCACGCCGGACTGGACCTACCCGGCAGCCGCGCGCGCCGCCGACGGCCCCGACGCAGGCAAGCGGATCGAGGTGGCGCAGGTCTCGGCGCTGTTCGGGCCGGGGCGTTTCGCGATCCGCGCGTTGTGATCCCGGTGCGGGCGCGGCCCCTTGCCGCCGCCCGCCCTTTGCGTCACCTTGTGCCGCGACAGACATGCGCACAGGGAGGCCACGATGCCCGTCAAGAACCGCTTTGCCGAAATGCACCCCGAAATCACCGAATGGCGACGCGATATCCACGCCCATCCTGAAATCCTCTACGAGACGCACCGCACCAGCGCGCTTGTGGCCGAAAAGCTGACCGCCTTCGGCTGTGACGAAGTGGTGACGGGCATCGGGCGCACCGGTGTTGTCGGCGTGATCCGGGGCAAATCCAATAGCTCGGGGCGGGTGATCGGGCTGCGCGCCGACATGGATGCGCTGCCCATCCATGAGGCGACGGGGGTGGACTATGCCAGCAAGACCCCGGGCGCTATGCATGCCTGCGGCCATGACGGGCATACCGCGATGCTGCTGGGGGCTGCGAAATACCTCGCCGAGACGCGCAATTTCGACGGCACTGCCGTGGTGATCTTTCAGCCCGCCGAAGAGGGCGGCGCGGGCGGCAAGGCGATGTGCGACGACGGGCTGATGGAGCGGTTCGGCATTCAGGAGGTCTACGGGATGCATAACTGGCCCGGCAAGCCGGTGGGCAGTTTCGCCATCCGTCCGGGTGCCTTTTTCGCCGCCACCGATCAATTCGACATCGCGCTGACCGGCAAGGGCGGGCACGCCGCCAAACCGCACGAAACGGTGGACACCACCGTGATGGCCGCGCATCTGGTGACGATGTTCCAGACCATCGCCAGCCGCAATGCCGATCCGGTGGATCAGGTCGTGGTCTCGGTCACCTCGTTCCAGACCTCATCCAATGCCTTCAACGTGATCCCGCAGGGCGTGCATCTCAAGGGCACGGTGCGCACGATGAGCACGGCGATGCGCGACCTGGCCGAGGCGCGGATCCGCGCGCTTTCTGAGCATGTCACCGCAGGCTTCGGCGGCACGGCCGAGGTCAGCTATCATCGCGGGTATCCGGTGATGGTGAACCACGAGGAACAGACGGACTTCGCGGCACGGGTTGCGGCAAAGGTGGCAGGGGACTGCGATGACGCGCCGCTGGTCATGGGCGGCGAGGATTTCGCCTTCATGCTCGAGGAACGGCCCGGGGCCTATATTCTGGTGGGGAATGGCGACACGGCCATGGTCCACCACCCGCAATACAATTTCAACGACGAGGCCATTCCGGCAGGCTGTAGCTGGTGGGCGGGGATCGTCGAGGAACGGATGCCGGCCTGAGCACGGCAGCGGTGCAGGTTGAGTATTTTTGGAACAGTGAAACGGGGGCGGGGATCATCCCGCCCCTTTCGGTGTCAGCTCGACGTCGGCAGGCAGCTCCGGGTCGCGCTGTCATAGGTTGTGCCTTCGGCGCAGGACATCGCCTGTTTGCTTTTGCCGTAGTTGCAGCCACCCGTGGCCAGCGCCACCGAGGGCAACGCCACGAGGGCGAGGGCGGCAAGTCCGAATGTCAGTTTCAT